TGTCCTCTTCAACATCGTCAAACCTATCTGGATAACGCTGCCTCATGGCAACATCAATTCGACTATAGTATGTATCGGAAGAAGAATCAACTCCTTCTTCTACTAGCTCCTGATGCACAAGCATAGCGTATCGCTCCATACCCTTATCTTCGGTAAACCAAGGATTTTTAGATACCCACTCTTGCGCCTTCTTATCAGGTTCAGGTGCGCGAGGTCTTGCTGCAGGTGCCTGCTGTTGCTGCGGAGCCTCTGGTGATCTAGGCTTCCAGTTTTCAATACGGTCAGCTTCGGTCTGTAGTTTTACCATAGCTGACTGCGCTTCAACTACCGCATCAGAGTCACCAGCATCATACGCTTGTTTGTAAGCGGCTTTTGCTTGAGTAAGTTCAGAACTGTTACGTGCTTTCGCCTGTGTAATGAGGACACCTTCGCCCTCAGACAGGTTTTTGCGTAGGTTGTCAGCCTCATTCTTAGCACTCTGCGCGTACTGTACAGCAGCCTCACGTTCTCGTTCCGCTTCTTCTTTACGTCTACGTTCTTCGTGATACTCAAACTTTAGCTTCTTAATCCGCTTCTGTACTGACTCACTGTGTTGTTGTAAGTCATCGTCCTCTGGAATGTCAGCCTCTTCACCTTTAGCTCGGCGTGGTCGGCCTTTGTCCTCTTCAGGAGTATCGTCTTCAACCTCTACAACAATGTCTTCAGACGAATCCATGTTGACTTCTACGGTGCCTGTATCTTCTACAGCTTGCTCTGCGCCACTCATGCTCTGCTATACCCCCGTGGGTCTTCTACTACCGCTTCTACGGTGTCATCATTGATAATACGAAACTCTTTACCCATCACCTTAAATCTAGTGCCTGAGTAAGAACGGAAGATTACAAAGTCTCCCTCTTCACAGTAGGGTCCACTAGGAAACCGCTCTTTGTCTGTGTAAGCCTCGGGTCCGGTCTTTATAACAAACCCAATGATAGATGCTGTCTCTTCCATAGATTTAAGAGCATCAGGCATAATAACGCCGCCTTCTGTCTTTCCATCTAGTTCTGGAACTGCAATTAAAACTTTAAAGCCTTTAGGCTCGGGAAGTTTAGCCTGTAGTTCACTATCTTCCAACTTGTTCGCCGCGTACATTTTACTCTCCTAGCAGTGATTAAAGGCTCACAGCGCCTTTGCGTGGATTATCCACGTAACTTTGCCATACAACTAAAAGTTCTACGGATCAATATACCGTTGTTCTACTTCTTTAATCTCTGCGACTGTGTTGCCCAGCGCCTCGTACTCACCTACAAACTTCCAGTATTCTCTGTCATTTGTAGCGCCACCACCTGCTAGATGATGACGTATTGCACTACGTTGCTCCTCTATACGGTTCAACACCGTTAGGAATATGCTCTGCTCCACGTATTAATCCCTATCGTTTATGTCTCTAGCTGCTTCCATCGCTAGTTTAATAGCTGTGGTATCTTCTTCTGTTTGCAACTCGGCTACTTTTAGCTGTATGTTAGCCGCTGCTTTGGCGTTGTCAGCTTCCATGCGACCTTCTTGGAGACCGACATTTGCCCGTTTACTCTCCATATCAAGCTGCAGCTTTGCCTGATCCATCTTCATCATGTGCTGAAGCTCTTGTTCTTTAATAGCCATCTCACGCTGCTGTAGCTGTGTCAGAGGGTCTGCCTGTTGTTTGGCGTTCTCCTCTGCGGATGCCTCGGCTTGATCCTTCTTGAGTAGCTGTCCTGCTGCCTGTGCGACCACCTTAGACAGTTCGCGTTCTACGGACTCTGGTAGTGGCTCATCTTGGTCAGGTAGCTCTGTGCCTAGCTGTGCTTCGATCTCTTTGCGATACTGCAATGCTATGTGTTCTGTGACGTGAGACTGCATAGCCGCTGATATGGCCCCTGCAAATGGCGACTGACCTACAATCTGCTGTATCTTGGGGTCTTGTAGCGCCGCCATGTGAGTCATAATGTGTGCTTCGTGATCTTGATACGAGAACGCTTTTACAGGCTCTTGTTTCATTATCGACATATTCTCGGACACAGGATCAGCAGGCTTGATATCTTCAGGTAGCTTAATGATATCTGACGCGTCTGGGATACCGAGAACCTCAAGCATCTGGCGGTGCAGCTTGCCCAGATCATATAGCTGTGGTGCCTGTTGTGATAGCTGTAGGGCCGCTTGGTACTGCATGATACGCTGCGCCATAGTAGCGGCGTTAGGGTCAGACACGGGTACTACGTCTACACGTCCATCAAAGTCTGCTGCACGATCCGCAGGCTCATCCATCTCATATGCGTACTCAGAAGGCATATAGTCATGCACGATACGGGCCAGAATACGTAGTTCTTCCTTCATAGCCGCGTGTAGGCGCGCTTGTACGCCCGACATAACCTTCATAGACCGTTCCATAAGCGCCAATGTGGTGCCTACAGGAGCCTGTGCATTCATATCCCCTACCTGCATGTCCCCTACAGAGCCAATGCGCCGCCCTTCCTCAACCACGTTGTTTAGGAGGGTATACAGCACCTGTGACGGCTCTTTGTACGGTAGGAACGTGATAGAGTCCTTAATCGCTCCACCCGGAACGTCAACATCTCTAAATTCTCCGGGCATCAAGGGTGTATTATCCCCTTTGATCCGCATACCACGGGACTTTAGCCCTGCTGGTAGGTTAGATAGTGTCCCAGCGTCGATAAGCTGCCGCATGATGGACGTAGCGGACTTTGCCAGCCCCCCTATGGTGTGGATCAAGCCTGTACCGTAGAAACCCATCCCGGGCAGGTACGGGTAATGTACAAAATGACTGCGTTTCCGCTTCTTCTCATCATCTTCGTACCAATTTCTACGGATTGCTAGGATTGAACGCGATGATTTGTCCATTGTAATCACAAATGGAAGCGCCAAACCGTCAGGATCGTCAAACGGCTCGGGTAATATGATATCTACGTGCATTTCTAGCAGTGTGTGGCGTGGGTCATCGCTGTAAACAGGCTCTGTCCCGTCCATTTCGTTGTATTTTTCTTCAATGTCCGTAATGTCACGCGTTGGTTCCGGTAGTTCTATGTCTGCGTAGAACCCATTTACCTGTAATGCGCGTATTTCTTCGTAAGTTTTCTTCATAACGTGCGTATAACGGGGGCAGGTACGCAAATTAGACGCGCCATAGGACGCTACAAAGTCTTCGGCAGGTACAAATACAGATACAGGACGCTCTAAGATTGGATCGTAGTATATCTTCTTAAATGCGGACCCAGCTAACGGAAGTTTGAACAGCATCTGTTCCATTTCGTTCCGGTAGTCGGGCATTTCTTCCGTTATAAGGTAATTGAGTTCTGTTTCTACACGCTGAGATTGTTTTAATTTCTCAGGAGTCATCTTACCCACGATTTTTGACTTCACAGGGCCAGCCGCAGGCATAAGTTCACTCATAGCTTGCGCTTGGAACCGCACTACAGCCTCAGTAAGCATAGGATGGTACACCCCAGAGGCTCCCTGCCAAGGTTGTGCGCGATCTTCGATCTTCATACCCAGCAAATCTAGGCCGTTTATGTACGATGTGGCCCACTCTTTACGTGATGCGCGGTCATTATCGAAGTCCTCTACCAATTCAGAGGCCATGCTCTCCAACATCGCGTCCTCAATAGCCTCGGCTAGGTTCGCGTTGTGGTCTTCCATAGCTGCATCAAGGTCATCATCAAGTCCGGGACTACCAAAGTTTATAACTACAGACCCATCATCCATCTCTACTTCGACTGCGCTATCCGCATCGGCTATGACTTCTACCTCTAAGTCAGGGGTCTCACCCATCAACTCAATCTCATTGGGAGTCATCATTTTTTCAATTGCCATGTCGGGCCTCGCTACGATGTTTCTTTTGTATCTCTAACAAATAAATGTGTCCTTGTCGATGTGAGGGTGCCCTATAGGTTGGGAGGAAACCCAGAACACCCCCACGGGACGCGGCGAGCGTCCTATAGGCGTAATACCAAAACTCGCGTGATAAAGCCAGCATGTTAGTAATAGTCTGCCCTCTGTGGTATTTCAGGTTCATCATCCCACACATCGGTAGGTAGCCGTATGAACCCACCCTGTCTAAAACGCAACAACGCCATAACTGTAGAGTCAACTTGGTCATCATTAGACATAAACGGAAACCCAGCTATTTCTTCTACTAACTCTTCTGCCCATCGTTTAGCGGGAACCCAACACAGCTCTGACCGTATTATATCAGCCACAGAGTTAAGACGTGCCATCTTATCGCCCGACCCACGGTGAGGTGTGTACTCCTGCACAGGCAAGTCCATACGTCTCATCTCTTGATACAGGGCTGACCCCGATGACTTCTTCTCCACAATGAACGCGTCTGGTTCCCAATCGTGGTATTCCCGTACAGCCAACTCTTTTAGCTCTGGGAACTCCATACGCTCTTTTATAGCGTTTAACAGGATGAGGTTGTGCATCTCCTCTTCTTCGTTGAAGAACACCCCCCACGTTGTCAGCGATGTATAGTCAGCGCGGTTGTGCTTCTCGGCTGCAGCATCAAGTGACATTATAATATACTCACAGTCGGGCGGATCATCGTCAGCCCATATGCGCCACCACTCACGTTTTATGATAGACGCTTCTTCTGCTGTAGGTGTCTGCTGGTACTGTGCGTTCCACTGAAACGAAGGCATAGATGACTTCGTGCGTAGCAGCGCCTCTAAGTCAAAGAACTCAGGCCACAGTGGTTTCTGTATCGGCTTACCGTCATCATCTTCGGAGTCTAGGATAGCGGGGAACTCTATAATCTCAAACTGATCGGACTTCTCGTTCTTGACCATATCAGCGGTCACACGACCTGTCAGATCATCCATGTGCCAGCGCGTCTGTATTATCGCTACTGAACCTCCCGGCATAAGACGAGTACGCGCACCAAAGGTGTACCACTCGTATGCCCTCTCAAACACAGAGAAGTTACCGTTGATAACGTCTTGTTCTGAGTGGGGATCGTCAATGAGCAAGAGGTCAGCGCCCCGACCAGCAAGAGCAGAACCAACACCACACGCATAATACTCACCACCGAAATTCGTATTCCACCGCCCCGCAGACTTACTATCTACCGCTAGTTTAACTGTGGGGAATATATCTTTAAAGTCATCTAGGGAGATGAGGTTACGTACCTTACGCCCGAAGTCCACAGCGAGGTCTGTGGTGTGCGACACCATCATAACCTTCTTGGTGGGATTACGTCCCAAGAACCACGCAGGGAAATATATAGATACTAGCTGTGACTTGCCGTGACGTGGGGGTATGTTGACACAGATACGATCCTCGTCTCCCGCCTCAATTGCCATCAGCAAATCAGCGAGTATGCGATGGTGACGCCCCACAATATAGTCAGGCTGCATCCGCTTGCAGAACTCTATGAGGTCATCGTAGGCGGTCTTGTTACGCTTACGTACCCCTAGCTCTTCTACTAGCTTGTCTATCTCGGCTATTTCTTCGTCTGAAAAGCTGTCCAAGTTGTCCAGCATGTGCTGAACTTCTTCCTCGGAGAAGCCATTTGTGACGCTATCCTTCATCGCTTATTCCGAGTTCGGCGTCTATGTCTATAGTCTGACCATCTAGGATTACGGCATCCTCTACATCATCGTCTGGTGTGATATCTACGAGTTTAGTTAACTTATCTCGCAGTCTATCTCTGATATCGTCTGTAGTCTGGTGAGTGACAGTTACTTCGGCTTTCTCGGCAAACAGTCCCACGTCTGAGACCTTACCTAGTAGTTCTAGTGCGCGTATACGTATCCGTGCATCTGTGTTTTCGGTCTCTTCGATTAACTTGTTTGTGACTAGGTGTCTTATCTGTATAGAGTTCTTAACGACAGAATGGCCGAAATCTTTAAGGATTCGATCAGTTAAAAGCAAAGTAGCGGGTGTTAATACCGCAGTTCGCCTAGGTGTAGCCTTCTTTGCAGTCTTCACAGGGTCTTCGGCAAACGCAGTTGCTATGGCTGCAGCAGTATCTCTATCTGCGTTAGTTGCCTCTATCTCTAGGCCATGCTCTGCAAGCAACTTGGTGGTTTCGGCAGCAGCAGCTATTCGATCAGCAAGGGGTATAGACGGATTGTCCGCTGGCACAGGCACATTAGTTTGCACATCTACAGTTATGGTCACTTGTATAAGTCCTCTATAAACTTAGCCAACTTAGCATCTTCTATATGCTTTGTCTGCTCCCGTATAAGTTCTTGCTGTTTCTCTATCTCAAGGAACTGCCGATCCAGTTCAGACAGCACGGGGAAGTCTATGATCTTGTCTGGGTCCATAACGGTGTCCTCCAACACGTATAAAATTTTTTTACACCATAATAATATTTTTGGGTAGGGGGGTTTTT